TCAAATCTGTACTATTCATTCTTATTTTAAGGGAGAGTATTTAAGTATAAAAAAATATGAAAAAGAAGATCATATAAAATTTTGTAAAGAAAATTTAGGGATGAATATTATAAAAAAAAATATTCCATGGGAAAAACATCCTCTTTATGAGTTTATCTCTCACGCACACGGTAAGGGTTACGATTTAAAATCTAATGCAGAACTTGAAAAGTATTGGGCTCTTTGTGAGAGGTCTCGCTATGAAGGCTACCGTCTTCAAGGACCTGGAGGGTTGTTAGAATTAAAAAAAGAATACGATAAATATAGAGAAAACTCAGAGCATAGAAGAGTATCTTTTGTAGACATGATAGATAACTTTAGATTTAAGGCTGAAATACCTACAGATATAGATGTATTAATAGTAGATGAAGCACAAGACTGTAGCAAACCTCAAATAGCTGCTTTACAAAAAGCTGCTACAAAAGCAAAAGAGTTTATTTTCATAGGTGATGCAGACCAAACTATTCATGAATATGCAGGATCAGATCCCGAATATTTTTATCAGTTAGCCAATACAGAGAAGGCAAAGTCTAATGAACTTAAAGAAGGTTTAAGATGTGGTCAAACTATTAACAAAATATGTAAAAATATTATTAGACCTGCGTGGGAAAAATATGGAGATTATGCACAAAGAATATGGACTCCAACTAAAACTGTTGGAACATCTTATTACATACCTGCATTAGATCAAAGTTGTAAATCAAAAGATGTTTTAATTAACAAAATTTTAAATACAAATGAAACATTTTTATTTACATACAGAGGTAACCCCACTCATAAATCTATAAATGCTTTTCTTCAAAACAATGGAATAGATTATAAAACAGTATCGGGTAATGCTCATGTATCTAGAGAACATTTTAGTTGTTTTAAAAATTGGAAATCTTTTTTAAATGATACAATTTCAAAAAAACAATTAAGAGAATATTGGAGACTAACTGGTTCTAAAATAAAAGTTAATGGCTTTGGAGCTGTTGACAAATTAAAACCGTTAATTGACAAAGATTATAACATACAAGAACTTATAGATGCAGGATACTTAAAACCTGAAGTAAAGCAGTTTGAAAAATTTTCTCAAGTTTTAACTCACGAACAACTATCTAAAAATGAGGCGTTAATTTCAAAAATACCTTACATTAACAAAGTTTTACAAAATGGTATGGATACAGAAAGTAAACCTAGAGTTAAACACGACACAATACATAAAGTAAAAGGATTAACATTTGATAATATAATTGTAGATTTATCAGTTTGGAGACCAGAACCTCGTAATTTTGAACCAGTAAGATTAGCCTACGTTGCTTACAGCAGAGGTAGAACAGATTGTTGGACGATAGGGTCTTCGGGTCCTTATTCTTTGGCAGGAATACAAAATAATAGAAGGGAAATTTTAGAACTATAGGGAGGTATATGACAGATAAAAGTATATTTAAAGGAATAGGTTACGAGTCACTAGATAAACAGGTTGGCGGAAAACATTATCGGTCTATGAAGATTCAACCTGCAGAGTTTATAAATGAAAACAAATTGCTTTTTGCAGAGGGTAACGCTATAAAGTATATATGCAGGCACTCGTTCAAAGGGAAGGAAGAGGACATTAAGAAAGCAATACATTATTTAGAAATGATATTAGAGAGGGATTACAATGTGTAACACACCAAGAGATTTAGACTTAAAAGATGTACACACCGTAGCAATTGATATAGAGACTTACGATCCAAATTTAAGAACAAAAGGCTTAGGTGCTATAAGAAACGACGGTTTTATAACAGGAGTTGCTGTAGCAACAGGTAAAGATTTAGTTTATTTTTCAATAGATCATTCTGATGACAAAAAATCTGACGAGGAGAAAAAACAATTTTGGGATGAGATGAATGAAAAGCTTTTACAGAATGATAAAATTACAAAAGTATTTCATAACGCAATGTATGATGTGTGTTGGTTACAGTCAGTTACAGGAAAAAAACTTAAAGGACGTATTGTAGATACTATGGTAGCTGCATCTGTTATCGATGAAAATAGATTTAAATATTCATTGGATGCAATATCAAAAGATTATCTTGAAGATAGTAAATATAAATATGATTTACAGGAAAAAACTTTTGAATGGTCTGGAGGCACACAAAAAGATCCGATGTCTAACATGCACAAACTACCTGCTTCTGTTGTAAAAGAATATGCTAAACAAGACGTTAATCTAACTTTAAAACTGTGGAATCTTTTTGATAAAAAATTAGATGAAGTATTGTACATAAAACCTGAAAATAAAAAAGAGTATACTTGTAGAAATATATTTGAATTAGAAACAAGATTGTTTCCTTGTTTGGTTGAAATGAAATTTAAAGGAGTTAAGATAGATGTCCCAAAATTAGAACTGTTTGGTAAAAGATTAGAAAGGTGCAGAGATAAAATAATTAAATACATTAAAAAGAAAACAAAAGTTGATGTGCAAATATGGGCAGCCTCTTCTTTAAAAACTCTTTTAGAAAATCAAAAGATAGATGATTATGAAAAAACTCCTAAATCTGGAATGCCTAAACTTCCAAAAGATTATTTAAAAACACACAAGAATAAATTTTTAAGATACGTAGCTAAAGCAAGAGAGTATGATAAAGCTTTGAATACTTTTGTAGAAGGATTAAAAGGTTATGTCTACAAAGGCAGAATACATGCTGATATAAACCAAATCAGAGGTGATGGTGGAGGAACTGTTACTGGCAGGTTTTCAATGAGCAATCCTAATCTACAACAAATTCCATCTAAAGGTTTTATAGGAAAGAAGATGAGGGAGTTTTTTATACCCGAGGACGGCCATACATGGGCCAGTTTTGACTATTCTCAGCAAGAGCCAAGGATTGTAGTACATTATGCAATAAAGAAGATATTGAGGCATTTAGAGCCTTATATTGATGAAAAAACTGGTAAGAAAAAATTTAAAGACGTAGGCATATCCGAAGAAGGTAAGAAATTACAAAAAGAATTTGACAATGATGAGGCAGACTTTCATCAAATAGTGGCTAATATGGCAAAAATATCTAGAAAACAGGCTAAAACAATTAATTTAGGTCTATTCTATGGAATGGGTAAAGGTAAATTACAGGCTGAATTAAACTTAGATAAGGACCAGGCCAAGCAATTATTTGATACATATCATAGAAAAGTACCTTTTGTTAAGAAATTATCAGATGGTTTAATGTGGTTTGCTACGGATACCAAGTTAATCTTTACTCTTGAGGATAGGTTTTGCAGATTTGATAAGTACGAAAGTATTAATAAAAGATGGAATAATAAACTTCGTAAGTTTGAAGAATGGGATCCTAAAGCTAAAGAAGTAAAACAAAAAGATGGTACAATTAAATACGAAGGGGAGTATGTTTCTCCTAAATTACTATCAAAAAAAGATGCTTGGGAAAAATTTAAATTATTATTTAACGCTAAATCTGAAAAAAAAATTGAAGAGTTTACAGAAAAAGAAAGACAGTTCTGGTTCACAGAATACTTTACCCCTGCTTTTACTTACAAAGCTTTGAATAGATTAGTGCAAGGGTCCGCTGCAGATATGACAAAAAAAGCAATGGTCTTGTTGTATGAAAAAGGTATAGTGCCCCACATACAGATACACGATGAACTTTGTGTATCAATCAAGGACCACGAAACACGGATCAAGATAAAAAATATAATGGAGAACGCAATATCACTTAAAGTTAAAAATAAAGTTGATGTTGAATCTGGACCCAATTGGGGTACAATTGAATGAGGATAAATTATGGCTTACTTAAATGGAAACATACCTGTAGAATATGCACAGATCAGGAGAGAATATTTATATGACCTTAGAAAACATCATGGAGAAGTTGAAGACTGTATTGTCTTTGGCGTTACATGTATTACTGGGCGTGCTTTATTATTTCATGCAATCATGGAGAATGGTGCAATCTTTTATCGCCTCCCAATTACGGCGTTTATTCAACGTGGATTTAAGGTCACTGACGTCCCAAGGAGAAG